TTATAACGTCACTCCGCCTTTTAGTGGATTCAGAGCGACGGCATTTTGCAGGTAGTCAGGCGCAAGGTGCGCATAGGCCATCGTCTGCTGAATGCTCGCATGTCCCAGAATCTGTTGCAGTGCGATTATATTGCCCCCGTTCATCATGAAATGGCTTGCGAATGTATGCCGCAGGATGTGGGTTGCCTGATTGGGTGGTATATCAGGTTTCACTCTGCGTAAAATCCCGCAAAATTTCTCATAATCAACTTTGAATAATTTGGCGCTTGCCTCCTCTTTAACTTTTTTCTCCAGTTCCTCAGAAATCGGCACGGTTCGCTTTTTACCGTTTTTGGTTTTCAGGAAGGTAACCCTGCAATTTGTAATCTGTGCTGGTTTTAGCGTGGCAACTTCCGTCCATCTTCCTCCAGTGCTCAGACATAAAAGCGCGACAAGTAAGTCATCACCAGCCAAAACATTTAACAGTTTTTCGATTTCTGCTTTTTCCAGGAACGTCATTTCAGGGTTGGCCTCCGCCAGTGGCGGCAGTCCGTGAATTGGGTGTTGCCCGGAAAATTCATCCAATTGAATTAATTTTGTGAACATGCCGGATAATCGGTACATGTCACGGTTTATCGTTGCGGCACTGATACCATCACGTAGTCGTATGGAACGATAATCCATCAAAGCCCTTTTGCTCATCCGGCTCACTGGTATATCACCTATGCCGCTGATGGTTTTGAGTAGATGATTAAACTCTTTTGTTCCATGCTCGTGGTTTTGCCCGTGATATTTCCACCAGATGTCCAGCAACTCACTCAAAGTTCGGCGGTCTGCTCGCTGGCCTCCCCATTCTTTCTGACTGGCATTGGCGATTGTGTATCGCTCAAATGCTAGTGCTTCAGCTTTTCTTTCGAATTTCCTGCGGATGCGTTTTCCGTCGCGACCGCGAGGTCTAATGTCCACTTCATAGCGACCATCATCGAGCTTCTTAATTGCCATAAGAAAGCCCTCCGGCGCTGTATTCACCATCTTGGTAGCAAATGGTGAAAATGTAATCTTTATATAGAGTTAGCCAATCCTTTTCGCGGAGTGGTTGGACTCTGTTGACTCTGGCCCAATGTGCGCGAGAGCCGGTGCGATTTGTCCTGCGTCCGGCGCGGTTTTATCTGTCATAAGCCATAGAGCATATTTTTGGAATGTGGGATGCATAGTGATTTTTAGCAAAGCTGTGCCACCGGGTTCAAAGTTTCCTCCTTCATATTTTTTAAGTGTGCTTAGCGGTAACTCTATGATTTCACAGAATTTTGATTGGCTTAGCCCTTCAGCCTCACGCAAGGCCTTAATCTTTTCGCTTAATTTCATTTGACATGGTGCCTATATAGGGACTAAATTCCCTCAAAACTGGAACCTATATAGGTTCCATTGATTTGAGAATAAACCAGCGTCTAAACGGTTTTGAGTGGTTTAGAAAGGGCTGGATCCTATGAGGGTACCATATATGGACGCTGAAAATTATGTGATTCAGTATCCGCTTGATGCGGTTCATGTGGATAAATTTGCTGATTTATTAGGGAAGCCAAAGACAGCCGTCAGTGAAATGGTGAAGGCAAATAAATTACCAATTATTGAATTGCGTGATCCTTGCAAACCGAAGGCTCGTGCCGGTGAAAAATGGGTTTTCATTCCTGAGTTTAATCGCGCTGTACGTGAGGCGTTTTATAACCGACCGGTTGAACAGCGTGATGCATGGCTTTTGTGGATGGGGTTGTGATTATGAATGAGCCGCGTTGTATTGCTCAGTTACTGCGTAACGAAAGCCCCAGGGCGATTGACTTCACCATCACCCACGGGAAGGGGCGCAAGGGAATCATTATCCGCACCAAAAAGCAGAGTCCGTTAAAGAAGGCTCTGACCTTTCTGAAAAGCCGGAGGGTATGGAAATGACAGTGATGACGCTTAATCTCGTTGAAAAACAGCCAGCAGCTATGCGCCGGATAATTGGTAAGCATCTTGCCGTCCCTCGCTGGCAGGATACATGTGATTATTATAATCAGATGATGGAGCGCGAACGGTTAACGGTTTGCTTTCATGCGCAGTTAAAACAGCGTCACGCAACGATGCGTTTTGAAGAAATGAACGACGTCGAACGTGAACGGCTGGTTTGTGCAATTGATGAATTGCGTGGGGCATTCTCAAAACGCCGTCAGGTTGGCGCAAGTGAGTATGCATATATTAGTTTTTTAACAGTCAGTCAGCGTCGTACTTTATTTATGCATGCCGGATTGACTGAAAAAGAATTCAACCAGCCATACTGGCGAATTAATGAAGAATCATGTTACTGGCGTGATGCTTTATTCCGTGCATTACGTGAATTATTCAGCCTGTTTGAGTACGCACCGACAATTCTGACGTCGGTAAAACCAGAGCAATATCTGCATTAAATAATTAACCAGAGTTTTTAACGCACTTAATCGTGCGGGGCTTCTTTTTGCCTGGAGAAAGTCATGCATACAGTTTCTGAAAATCAGTGCGGTAAATACGCATTACTGCTGCAACAGGCCAGAACCGAAGCACAGGCCGACGCTGCGACGCGCTTTTCTTCTCATCTTGACGCCATGATTCGCCACATCACAAAGGCGGAGTTATCCCGCGTGGAGATAGTCGAGCTGCTCAGTCAGGAGTCGGAAAAATTTCACAACATCGGATTGTCTCGCGGGGAGGTGCTTTGATGTCCTGTTCTCATTCAGTTGTATTACTGAACAATGCCTTAAAAATCGCCGTTATGAAAAATGGCGATTTGTCTCTTATTCAACTTGGTCTTGATAAAGAAAAACGCGAAATAACTGAATCTGTTATCGCGATTTATCAGAGTGAATTAAACCTCCTGTCTGATGTGGTCAATTTACTTGTTAAACGCGCTGTATTTCACAAGCAAATTTCCTCCGTGGATGAACTGACGAAATTAACGACAGAAATCGCCAGCTATTGCGCTGATGAATTTAAAAAACTGAACGACAAAAGGAACTGGTAATGCCGGACAACGTAGATTTTATTCAGGAACAACAGGCTGAATTACTGGAGCGCCAGATTAACGCGGCAAGGGTAAAACATTGTGGTGCTTCTGCGCTGGTTTGCGAAGAGTGTGACGCGCCAATACCTGCTGCCCGTCGTGCGGCTTATCCGTCAGCCACGCGTTGTGTTTCCTGTCAGTCAGTCTTTGAAGCAAAAAACAAACATTACCGGAGAACGGCATGAGTATTCGTATTGAAATTGGCGAACGTTATGTCGTTACCAGTGACAGCTTTCAGTTTATTCTCCACGAGAAAAAGAGAGCTGAAAGCGGTAAAAATGCCGGTCAGGAATGGCTGGCGGTAGTTGGTTATTACCCGAAATTAAGCCAGCTCGTTTCCGGCCTGATGCATCACGATATTCTGACCGGAAGCGCAAAATCTTTTGCTGATTTAAACGCGCAGGTTGAGCAACTCAGCAGGCGTTGTTCAGAGGCTTTTGGCTCACATGGCCGTTAAAGCCTCCGGGCATTTTGTCCCTCCGTCAGCATTTGCCGCAGGCACCGGTAAGACGTTTACCGGTGCTTATGCATGGAACGCGCCACGCGAGGCCGTCGGGCGCGAAAGACCTCTTACACGTGACGAGATGCGTCAGGTGCAAGGTGTTTTATCCACGATTAACCGCCTGCCTTACTTTTTGCGCTCGCTGTTTACTTCACGCTATGACTACATCCGGCGCAATAAAAGCCCGGTGCACGGGTTTTATTTCCTCACATCCACTTTTCAGCGTCGTTTATGGCCGCGCATTGAGCGTGTGAATCAGCGCCATGAAATGAACACCGACGCGTCGTTGCTGTTTCTGGCAGAGCGTGAGCACTATGCGCGCCTGCCGGGAATGAATGACAAGGAGCTGAAAAAGTTTGCCGCCCGTATCTCATCGCAGCTTTTCATAATGTATGAGGAACTCTGCGATGCCTGGGTGGATGCGCATGGCGAGAAAGAATCGCTGTTTACGGATGAGGCGCAGGCTCACCTGTATGGTCATGTTGCTGGCGCTGCACGTGCTTTCAATATTTCCCCGCTCTACTGGAAAAAATACCGTAAAGGGCAGATGACCACGAGGCAGGCATATTCTGCCATTGCCCGTCTGTTTAACGATGAGTGGTGGACTCATCAGCTTAAAGGCCAGCGTATGCGCTGGCATGAGGCGTTACTGATTGCTGTCGGGGAGGTCAATAAAGACCGTTCTCCTTATGCCAGTAAACATGCCATTCGTGATGTGCGTGCGCGCCGCCAGGCAAATCTGGAATTTCTTAAATCGTGTGACCTTGAAAACAAGGAAACCGGCGAGCGCATCGACCTTATCAGTAAGGTGATGGGCAGTATTTCTAATCCAGAAATTCGCCGGATGGAGCTGATGAACACCATCGCCGGTATTGAGCGTTACGCTGCCGCAGAGGGTGATGTGGGGATGTTTATCACGCTGACCGCGCCGTCAAAGTATCACCCGACACGTCAGGTCAGAAAAGGCGAAAGTAAAACCGTCCAGCTAAATCACGGCTGGAATGATGAGGCATTTAATCCAAAGGATGCGCAGCGTTATCTCTGCCGTATCTGGAGCCTGATGCGCACGGCATTCAAGGATAATGATTTACAGGCCTACGGTTTGCGTGTTGTTGAACCACACCACGACGGAACGCCGCACTGGCATATGATGCTTTTTTGTAATCCACGCCAGCGTAACCAGATTATTGAAATCATGCGTCGCTACGCGCTCAAAGAGGATGGAGACGAAAGAGGAGCCGCGCGAAACCGTTTTCAGGCAAAACATCTTAACCGGGGCGGTGCTGCGGGGTATATCGCGAAATACATCTCAAAAAATATCGACGGCTATGCACTGGATGGTCAGCTCGATAATGATACCGGCAGACCGCTGAAAGATACTGCCGCGGCTGTTACCGCATGGGCGTCAACGTGGCGCATCCCGCAATTTAAAACGGTTGGTCTGCCGACAATGGGGGCTTACCGTGAACTACGCAAATTGCCTCGCGGCGTCAGCATTGCTGATGAGTTTGACGAGCGCGTCGAGGCTGCACGCGCCGCTGCAGACAGTGGTGATTTTGCGTTGTATATCAGCGCGCAGGGCGGGGCAAATGTCCCGCGCGATTGTCAGACTGTCAGGGTCGCCCGTAGCCCGTCGGATGAAGTTAACGAGTACGAGGAAGAAGTCGAGAGAGTGGTCGGCATTTACGCGCCGCATCTCGGCGCGCGTCATATTCATATCACCAGAACCACGGACTGGCGCATTGTGCCGAAAGTGCCGGTCGTTGAGCCTTTGACTTTAAAAAGCGGCATCGCCGCGCCTCGGAGTCCTGTCAATAACTGTGGAAAGCTCACCGGTGGTGATACTTCGTTACCGGCTCCCACGCCTTCTGAGCACGCCGCAGCAGTGCTTAATCTGGTTGATGACGGTGTTATCGAATGGAATGACCCGGAGGTCGTGAGGGCGCTCAGGGGCGCATTAAAACACGGCCTGAGAAGACCAAATCGTCAGCAAAGAAACGGAAGCCCGTTAAAACCGCATGAAATTGCACCATCGGCCAGACTGACCCGGTCTGAACGATTGCAAATCACCCGTATCCGCGTTGACCTTGCTCAGAACGGTATCAGGCCGCAGCGATGGGAGCTTGAGGCGCTGGCGCGTGGCGCGACCGTAAATTATGACGGGAAAAAATTCACGTATCCGGTCGCTGATGAGTGGCCGGGGTTCTCAAAAGTAATGGAGTGGACATAATGGCAAAAATTCACGAGGTAAAGCTGCACGCAAAATATTTTGACCTTGTACTGGAAGGAAAGAAACGAGCAGAGTTTCGTAAAAATGACCGTAATTATGAGTGCGGGGACACGTTGATTTTGCATGAATGGGTGCAGGGGGTGTATACGGGGCGAAAGGTTGAAACCCGGATAACGGATGTTACTGACCTGTCAGACTGGATGGAAGGTTATGTCTTGCTAAGTATTGAGCTGCTTAATACAGGCGCATATGAGATTGTGAACTGGAAAGAACTTAGTGAGCGTGGTCTGGTATTCAGAATTAATCATGACATTATGCATCAGTTCGGCCTTGCTGTTATGTATGAACCAGAGACGGGGATGTCTGGCGGGGCAATGGTTGCCACGGATGGAGCATGGAACTATTCAGATGAACAGATGGAGCATGCAAAGCAAAATGGGTGGTTTTGAAAATGCACAGAATACCGGGTGAGATACCGCTGCATAACACTAAAAATATCAAGCTGATGGCCATTGTTCACCGTCTACAACAGATTATGGTCAATGAGAATCTGACGCCCGATGAGCTAGTCGGGTGCGCTGAAATTGTCAGGGATAATTACGGACGGTTCAACGATATCAGTCGACCGAAAGTTAAGACATATCAACCATATAATATGCTTAAACAACCACCACGCAGGCTTGAGTAAACGCCGCTAGTGCTGAAACTTGCTTTCTGGGCTAGCGGCGTTGAACAACGAGCGTAGTGAGGCGTTAGTTATGTAAAGTTAAAGTAATTTAAAACAGTATATTAGTGGAAAGGATGTTGAGAGTATTCGGTTACGAGAGGGAATGGATGTATTTACAGAAAATGGATGTATTTACAGAAATTGTTGGATTAATTGTAGTAAAGCTAGGATAGGATAAGGCCTTAGGGCTGGATGTGGGGAGCCTTCTTGTAGTTTGCTAAAACGCTCGAGATTTTTGAAGGATACAGTTATACTCTGCCGGAGGATGAATCGGAGACTAAAATGGCGGTAAAAGTTGTTGATCTTTTTTGTGGTGCTGGCGGGCTTACTCATGGCTTAAAGCAAGCCGGATTAGATGTAGTCGCTGGTATTGATATAGAGAGTGCATGCCGGGTTGCTTATGAAAGTAATAACAGTGCGCTTTTTATTGAAAAAGATATTTCTCTGGTGACCAAAGACGAGCTTAACGATCTTTTTGAAGGTGCGCAGGTCAGGGTGTTGGCTGGTTGTGCGCCGTGCCAACCTTTTTCAAGGTATACGCAAGGGCGCGATAAGAAAAATGATAAAAAGTGGCCTCTTCTTTATGAATTTGAACGTTTAATTCGAGGGGTTAATCCAGAGATCGTTACAATGGAAAATGTGCCTGATGTAACGAAGCATTCTGTTTATAGTGACTTCTATAATAGTTTAGAGGCATTGGGTTATCATGTCTGGGCCGGAAAGGTTGAATGTGTAGATTATGGTGTTCCGCAAAATAGAGTAAGGCATGTATTATTGGCATCTAAATTTGCGCCGCTTTCATTTGTAAAACCAAAAGTAGAAAAGGCGGTGACGGTAAAAGAATGCATTGGCGGACTTCCTCCATTAAAGGCAGGTCAAACGGATCCTGTTGATCCTTTACATAAAGCAAGTAAATTAAGTGATATAAATCTAAAACGTATTGCTTGCTCTAAACCAGGAGGGACATGGCGAGACTGGCCAGTAGAGTTGATTGCATCATGCCACATAAAGAAAAGTGGGCAAGGTTATGCTAGTGTATACGGACGTATGGATTGGGATAAACCAAGTCCTACAATTACTACGCTATGTTATGGTTTTGGAAATGGCAGATTTGGTCATCCAGAGCAAAATCGTGCAATTTCTCTGAGAGAGGCTGCATTGTTGCAAACGTTTCCAAAGGATTACGTTTTTACTGCACCCAATGAGAAAGTATCTATAAAGAATGTTGGTAGGATGATTGGTAATGCAGTACCGGTAAAACTAGGTGAGGTTATAGGTGAGTCAATTATAACTCACCTAAAAGAGCACAATATAGTTTAAGCATGTAGTCTTGATGATCGTATGTATAAGCGATCATCAAGGTATTTTTGTATGTTTTCTAGTATTTCTTCTAGGTAATGGAAAACTTCATTTTTAAGAAGTTCAAGGTTGTCAATAGACGTTTCTTGACCCTTGTTTAAAAAGGATTCTGAACCATGTGCCAATGCATTTCTTGCTTTTTTTATGTTTACTAAATTTCCACCATTATGAGTTTTTGAACGATCTGTTTGATAGGAAAAACCATAGATATTAGCAACATCCCTAATTTTCTGTGCGTCAACATTTCCCGAAAATAGGGGGTTTTTATCTGCTTGAACTTGTTTTTTGTGTTCCTCTAGCCATTTTTTTAGAACTAGTTTTGCTATATCACCTTGTGAAAAATCCATGTCACTCACCATATGATGGTCTAATTTTTTTAAGGCAAGCTTTGTTAAACTTTCGCAAATCTTATCGACACAAAGATCATCGCACGAATTAAGTTCATTATGTATGTCTTCAATAGCATTAGATATAGTGGCTTCAATTAAGTTATATAATATAATAAACGCATTGGCTTTAAGGATATGCGTCATTTCGATATCGATTTCGCGGTGTTTACATTCGCCTGCTGTGCGATCTTTGTACGAGAAAGTTGGTCTCTCATCAATAATGAATTTAACAAAATTAAAATATTTTTCTATATCTTCTTTTCTTTCAGAAAATAAAATTTTGCTGTTCATAATGACCACGGATAGTTACTCCTCACTATCATCTAGAACAGTATCTTCGGTCTGCACACCTAAAAGTTTGTCTCTTACATATTCAATACGTGCTTTTACTTTAGGTTTTGAGTTTGACGCATCAGATCTTGTATGTTTAATAAACTCTTCTGAGTTTAACCATTCCTCTACCGGTGTTGGTATTATGTTAGAGTTAGTTTTTAAGGCTAAAGTGGAACCGACAGCTAACGCTTCAAAGCGAATTCTTGGTACAGTGTTTGCTGTTGCATTCTTTCTGAAACCATAGGGGAAATGTGTTTTGACAAATTCACACATATCTTGAAATTGTGCAGTTAGTTTTTCTTCTTGCTCAGGACTAAATGACTCATTTCGTTGGTCAAGATATTGGGTTAAGAAAGTATCAACACTTTTTTCAAAGTTAAGATAGTTATCACAATAGGCAAAATATCTAAGAACCAATTCTGGATATTCTCCACGACTGATTCTGGCATCGTTTAGAGGGCATATTTCCCTAAACAATGGAAACTCTGATAGTCTATTAACAACATCAAGAAAAGGCCCATCATTACTGCCCTGTCGTTGCTCCATTGTCGTGAGTTTTATTCCACCTGTATTCAATCGATCGAAAATCTCCCTTCTTGCTTCTTCATCACATAATTCAGTGAGTTCAATCATTCGAATAGTTTTTCTATCGAATCTAAGCTTACGTGCAGGTGTGAAGTCAGAGTATTTGAATCCGTTGGCTGAAGTTAACTTTTTTAATCCAGTAAGGGTAAATTTATCATTTAGAAAATGATAAAGTGTTCTAATCCTCTGGCTACCATCAACGATTTCCAATCGCCCATCGTCATTTCCGATATCGGCAACAAATACATATGGGATAGGAATATTTAGCAAAAGCGATTCAATGAATCTTGATTTTTGAACATTGCTCCAAACAAATTCCCTTTGATAATCAGGTATGTATAGTTCTGCTTGGTCGGTTTCTAATCCTTTCTGAAATTTGTCAACAATGACACTTACAGGAAACTCTCTAATTTGGTGATCCGTTATTTTTTGCATGGATTTGATCTGGTTATCCAGGTCAACTTTATCTTCTTCTGTGATCACTTGTTCAGGTTGTCTTGGGACTCTTGCCATTTGTTTTCTCCTTATGCTTATTTGCAATAAGTTGCATTTGTTTGCATGCGTAGTTTTATACTGATTTAATCCCACAAGTCCTTTACATGCAAGGGTTAGAGGCTTAAATGCACCTGCATTAAAACCGCCTTATGAAGCGGGCAGGCGAGGCGGGGAAAGCACTGCGCGCTGGCGGTGGTGCTGATTTTATTTTTTCAGCGTCTCAGCGCGTCGTGACGGCGTTTGGATTGTGCGCCGGGGCGTTGGTGTGTCTGCGGGGTGTTTTGTGCGGTGGTGAGCGTGTGAGGGCGTGATGACGGGGTGTAAAAAAGCCGCCCGCAGGCGGCGATGTTCAGCCGTTGTCAGTGTCCAGTGAGTAGTTTTTAAAGCGGATGACCTCCTGACCGAGCCAGCCGTTTATCTCGCGGATCCTGTCCTGTAACGGGATAAGCTCATTGCGGACAAAGACCTTTGCCACTTTCTCAATATCTCCCAGTGACCCGACGTTCTCCGGCTTGCCGCCCATCAACTGAAAGGGGATGCGGTGTGCGTCCAGCAGGTCAGCGGCGCTGGCTTTTTTGATATTAAAAAAATCGTCCTTCGTTGCCACTTCACTGAGCGGGATAATTTTAATGCCGTCAGCTTTCCCCTGCGGGGCATAGAGAAACAGGTTTTTAAAGTTGTTGCGGCCTTTCGACTTCACCATGTTTTCGCGAAGCATTTCGATATCGTTGCGATCCTGCACGGCATCGGTGACGTACATGATGTATCCGGCATGTGCGCCGTTTTCGTAATACTTGCGGCGGAACAGCGTGGCCGACTCATTCAGCCAGGCAGAGTTAAGGGCGCTGAGATATTCCGGCAGGCCGTACAACTCCTGATTAATATCCGGCTCCAGCAGGTGAAACACGGAGCCGGGCGCGAAGGCTGTCGGCTCGTTGAAGGACGGCACCCACCAGTAAACATCCTCTTCCACACCACGGCGGGTATATTTTGCCGGTGAGGTTTCCAGTCTGATGACCTTACCGGTGGTGCTGTAACGCTTTTCCAGAAACGCATTACCGAACACCAGAAAATCCAGCACAAAGCGGCTGAAATCCTGCTGAGAAAGCCACGGATGCGGAATAAACGTTGAAGCCAGAATATTGCGTTTAACGTAAATCGGCGAGCTGTGATGCACGGCAGCACGCAGGCTTTTTGCCAGACCGGTAAAGCTGACCGGTGGCTCATACCATCTGCCGTTACTGATGCACTCGACGTAATCCAGAATGTCACGGCGGTCGAGAACCGGCACCGGCTCGCCAAAGGTGAATGCCTCCATTTTCGGTGCACTGGCGGTCATTGTTTTTGCCGCAGGTTGCGGTGTTTTCCCTTTTTTCTTGCTCATCAGTAAAACTCCAGAATGGTGGATGTCAGCGGGGTGCTGATACTGGCGGTGAGTGGCTCATTTAACAGGGCGTGCATGGTCGCCCAGGCGAGGTCGGCGTGGCTGGCTTCCTCGCTGCGGCTGGCCTCATAGGTGGCACTGCGTCCGCTGCTGGTCATGGTCTTGCGGATAGCCATAAACGAGCTGGTGATGTCGGTGGCGCTGACGTCATATTCCAGACAGCCACGGCGGATGACGTCTTTTGCCTTGAGCACCATTGCGGTTTTCATTTCCGGCGTGTAGCGGATGTCGCGCGCGGCGGGATAGAACGAGCGCACGAGCTGGAACACGCCGACACCGAGGCCGGTGGCATCAATACCGATGTATTCGACGTTGTATTTTTCGGTGAGTTCGCGGATGGATTCAGCCTGGGTGGCAAAGTCCATGCCTTTCCACTGGTGACGCTCAAGTATTCTGAATTTGCCACCGGCCACCACCGGCGGTGCCAGTACCACGCATCCGGCACTGTCGCCACGGTGTGACGGGTCGTAACCAATCCATACCGGGCGGGAGCCGAACGGATTGGCGGCAAAGGGTGCATAGTCTTCCCATTCTTCCAGCGTGTCGACCATGCAGCGTTGCAGCTCCTCGAACGGGAACACCGACGCCTTGTCGTCAACAAATTCACACATGAACAGGTTTTTAAAATCGTCGGCGCTGTTTTCGCGTTTGAGCTGCTCAATGTCGAACAACGTGCAGCCGCCTTTCAGCGCGTCCTCAATGGTGACAATCTGCCGCCACTGGCCGTCCGCACAGAGAAGCCCACCGGCAAGGGCGTTATGACTGACGTCGATTTCCACGCGATCGGCGGCGCTGGCGCGTCCCCGGTTAAACAGTTCACCCGACCAGAACGGGTAGGCGTCGTGCGCCAGCGTGGACGGGGTGGAGAAATAGGTCGAGCGCAGGTGACTCTGTGAGGCCATACCTGATGCCACCTTACGCAGTACCTGAAAATTCGGGATCCAGAAAATCTCGTCGACGTACAGGTCACCGTTATGGCTCTGTGCGGTGTTGGAGTTGGTGCCGAGAAAAATCAGTTTTGCGCCGTTATTGCCCAGGACAATCGGGTCACCGGTCAGGTCAACGTCAACCAGACGGGCAAAGGCGATGATGTATTCGCGGAACACATACGCCTGCGTTTTACTGGCCGACAGAAAAATCTGGTTATGACCGGTTTTCAGGGCGCGCAGCAGCGCCTCGCGGGAAAAATAAAACGTCGCGCCAATCTGGCGGGATTTCAGGATATCGCGGATGCGGTGCTCAAGCCCGGCGCGATACCAGTGCAACTGATATTCGAAAGACTGCTCAAAGAAAATCTGCTCCAGCTTTTCGATGGCCTCGTCACTGAAAAAATTTTTTTTCGGTTTGCGACGCCCGCCTTTGTTGCGGTTAGCGATGTTCGGATTAAGGTCTGCCTCGTTGCCGGTCTGGCTGTAGCGGTTTACCCGTGCCAGTCGTTCAATCTGGCGTCCGAGCAGGTCAATTTCCTTGAAGTCACCGCCGGTTTTCTGCGGTTTGATGATGAGCTGGGTCAGCCGCGCTTCCAGACTCATTTCGACACGGCTGATGGGGGCAATGCTGTCCCAGCCGTCGCGCTGTTTCCAGCTCTGCACCGTCGGACGTTTCATCTGCAACATGGCGGCAATCTGCGGCACGGAAAACCCCTGCCAGTACAGCAGCGCCGCCTGACGACGCGGGTCGTGTAAAAGAGTGGTGTCTGTGGTGATGGTCATGAATACCTCGCCGTGATGAATACACGGCAAGGCTACTGAGTCGCGCCCCGCGATTCGCTAAGGTGCTGTTGTGTCAGTGATAAGCCATCCGGGACTGATGGCGGAGGATGCGCATCGTCGGGAAACTGATGCCGACATGTGACTCCTCTAATCACTATTCAGGACTCCTGACAATGGCAAAAAAAGTCTCAAAATTCTTTCGTATCGGCGTTGAGGGTGACACCTGTGACGGGCGTGTCATCAGTGCGCAGGATATTCAGGAAATGGCGGAAACCTTTGACCCGCGTGTCTATGGTTGCCGCATTAACCTGGAGCATCTGCGCGGCATCCTGCCTGACGGTATTTTTAAACGTTATGGCGATGTGGCCGAACTGAAGGCCGAAAAGATTGACGATGATTCGGCGCTGAAAGGCAAATGGGCGCTGTTTGCGAAAATCACCCCGACCGATGACCTTATCGCGATGAACAAGGCCGCGCAGAAGGTCTATACCTCAATGGAAATTCAGCCGAACTTTGCCAACACCGGCAAGTGTTATCTGGTGGGGCTGGCCGTCACCGATGACCCGGCAAGCCTCGGCACGGAATACCTGGAATTCTGCCGCACGGCAAAACACAACCCCCTGAACCGCTTCAAATTAAGCCCTGAAAACCTGATTTCAGTGGCAACGCCCGTTGAGCTGGAATTTGAAGACCTGCCTGAAACCGTGTTCACCGCCCTGACCGAAAAGGTGAAGTCCATTTTTGGCCGCAAACAGGCGAGCGATGACGCCCGTCTGAATGACGTGCATGAAGCGGTGACCGCTGTCGCTGAACATGTGCAGGAAAAACTGAGCGCCACTGAGCAGCGCCTCGCTGAGATGGAAACCGCCTTTTCCGCACTTAAGCAGGAGGTGACAGACAGGGTGGATGAAACCAGTCAGGCATTCACCCGCCTGAAAAACAGTCTCGACCACACCGAAAGTCTGACCCAGCAGCGCCGCAGCAAGGCCACCGGTGGTGGCGGTGACGCCCTGATGACGAACTGCTGACCGGCGTCAGTCAGTCCGGGAAAACCTTCACGATTAACCCTTAATTTCAGGAAAAACTATGCGCCAGGAAACCCGCTTTAAATTTAATGCTTACCTGTCCCGTGTTGCCGAACTGAACGGCATCGACGCCGGTGATGTGTCGAAAAAATTCACCGTTGAACCGTCGGTCACCCAGACCCTGATGAACACCATGCAGGAGTCCTCTGACTTTCTGACCCGCATCAACATTGTGCCGGTCAGCGAAATGAAAGGGGAAAAAATTGGCATCGGTGTCACCGGCTCCATCGCCAGCACCACCGACACCGCCGGTGGCACCGAGCGTCAGCCGAAGGACTTCTCGAAGCTGGCGTCAAACAAGTACGAATGCGACCAGATTAATTTCGATTTTTATATCCGCTACAAAACGCTGGACCTGTGGGCGCGTTATCAGGATTTCCAGCTCCGTATCCGTAACGCCATTATCAAGCGTCAGTCCCTTGATTTCATCATGGCCGGTTTTAACGGCGTGAAGCGTGCCGAAAACTCTGACCGCAGCAGTAATCCGATGCTGCAGGATGTGGCGGTTGGCTGGCTGCAGAAATACCGCAATGAAGCCCCGGCGCGCGTGATGAGCAAGGTCACTGACGAGGAAGGTCACACGACCTCTGAGGTCATCCGCGTGGGTAAGGGCGGTGATTATGCCAGCCTTGATGCACTGGTGATGGATGCGACCAACAACCTGATTGAGCCGTGGTATCAGGAAGACCCTGACCTTGTGGTGATTGTGGGACGTCAGCTACTGGCGGACAAGTATTTTCCCATCGTCAACAAGGAGCAGGACAACAGCGAAATGCTGGCCGCTGACGTCATCATCAGCCAGAAACGCATCGGCAACCTGCCAGCGGTACGCGTCCCGTACTTCCCGGCGGATGCGATGCTCATCACGAAGCTGGAAAACCTGTCCATCTACTACATGGATGACAGCCATCGCCGCGTGATTGAGGAAAACCCGAAACTCGACCGCGTGGAGAACTACGAGTCAATGAACATTGATTACGTGGTGGAGGACTACGCCGCCGGTTGTCTGGTGGAAAAAATTAAGGTCGGTGATTTCTCCACACCGGCTAAAGCGACCGCAGAGCCGGGAGCGTAACCGATGACGAGTCCCGCACAGCGCCACATGATGCGGGTCTCGGCAGCGATGACCGCGCAGCGGGAAGCCGCCCCGCTGCGACATGCAACTGTCTATGAGCAGATGCTGGTCAAGCTGGCCGCAGACCAGCGCACACTGAAAGCGATTTATTCAAAAGAGCTTAAGGCCGCGAAAAAGCGCGAGCTGCTGCCGTTCTGGTTGCCGTGGGTGAACGGTGTGCTGGAGCAGGGCAAAGGTGCACAGGATGACATTCTGATGACGGTCATGCTGTGGCGTCTGGATACCGGCGATATTGCCGGTGCGCTGGAGATTGCCCGTTATGCCCTGAAATACGGTCTGACCATGCCGGGTAAACACCGCCGCACCCCGCCGTACATGTTCACCGAGGAGGTGGCACTTGCGGCCATGCGCGCCCACGCTGCCGGTGAGTCTGTGGATCCCCGCCTGCTTACGGACACCCTCGAACTGACCGCCACGGCTGACATGCCTGATGAAGTGCGCGCAAAGCTGCACAAAATCACCGGTCTGTTTCTGCGTGACGCTGGTGATGCCGCCGGTGCGCTGGCACACCTGCAACGTGCGACACAGCTCGACTGTCAGGCAGGCGTCAAAAAAGAGATTGAACGACTGGAGCGGGAGCTGAAACCGAAGCCGGAGCCAAAAGCGGTCACCCGCGCCCCGCGTAAGACCCGGAGTGCGACACCGGCAAAACGTGGACGCCCGAAAAAGAAAGCCAGTTAACAACCGAATGCGCCCCGCGCCAGGGCGGCACGCCGGTCAGTGAGGGTGAATCACCTGACGCTGTACCGGCGTCCACCGCCCGACTTTTCAGAGGTAGTCATGATGACGCTGATTATTCCGCGAAAGGAGGCTCCCGTGTCCGGTGAGGGTACGGTGGTCATCCCGCAACCGGCAGGCGACGAGCCGGTGATTAAAAACACGTTCTTTTTTCCCGATATCGACCCGAAGCGCGTCCGGGAACGTATGCGCCTTGAGCAGACCGTCGCCCCCGCCCGTCTGCGTGAGGCCATCAAGTCAGGCATGGCGGAGACGAATGCGGAGCTGTACGAGTACCGCGAACAGAAAATTGCCGCCGGTTTTACGCGTCTGGCGGACGTTCCGGCGGACGACATCGACGGTGAAAGCATCAAGGTTTTTTACTACGAGCGCGCCGTGTGTGCGATGGCGACCGCGTCGCTTTATGAGCGTTACCGCGGCGTGGATGCCAGTGCGAAAGGCGACAAGAAGGCCGACAGCATTGACAGCACCATTGATGAGCTGTGGCGGGATATGCGCTGGGCGGTGGCGCGTATCCAGGACAAGCCGCGCTGCATCGTGAGTCAAATCTGATGAAGACCTTTGCGCTACAGGGCGACACGCTCGACGCCATTTGTGTCCGGTATTACGGGCGCACTGAGGGCGTGGTCGAGGCCGTGCTCGCCGCAAATCCGGGACTGGCTGAACTGGGTGCGGTGCTGCCACATGGCACCGCCGTCGAACTGCCCGACGTTCAGACCGCGCCCGTGGCTGAAACTGTCAATCTGTGGGAGTAACGCATGACAGCAGAAGAAAAAAGCGTCCTGTCGCTTTTCATGATTGGGGTGCTGATTGTTGTCGGCAAGGTGCTTGCCGGTGGTGAACCCATCACCCCGCGTCTGTTTATCGGGCGCATGTTGCTCGGTGGTTTTGTCTCGATGGTTGCCGGTGTTGTTCTGGTGCAGTTTCCTGACCTGTCACTGCCTGCGGTGTGCGGCATCGGCTCCATGCTGGGTATCGCCGGTTATCAGGTGATTGAGATTGCCATTCAGCGCCGCTTTAAGGGCAGGGGGAAACAGTAATGCCGGTAATTAACACGCATCAGAATATCGCCGCCTTTCTCGACATGCTGGCCGTGTCCGAAGGGACGGCGAATCATCCGCTGACGAAAAACCGGGGCTATGACGTGATAGTCACCGGACTGGACGGGAAGCCGGAAATCTTCACCGACTACAGTGACCACCCGTTCGCGCATGGCCGACCAGCGAAGGTGTTTAACCGTCGCGGTGAAAAATCCACGGCCTCCGGTCGCTATCAGCAGCTTTACCTGTTCTGGCCGCATTACCGCAAACAGCTTGCCCTGCCGGATTTCAGTCCGCTGTCACAGGACAGACTTGCCATTCAGTTGATCCGTGAACGCGGTGCACTGGATGACATCCGGGCGGGGCGCATTGAGCGCGCCATTTCACGCTGTCGCAATATCTGGGCGTCCCTGCCGGGTGCCGGTTACGGTCAGCGTGAGCATTCACTGGAAAAACTGGTCACCGTCTGGCGTACCGCTGGCGGTGTACCGGCTTAAACGGAGTAAACACCATGAAGAAATTATCCCTTTCACTGATGCTGAATGTGTCGCTGGCGCTGATGCTGGCACTGTCCCTGATTTACCCGCAGAGCGTGGCCGTCAATTTTGTCGCTGCCTGGGCGATTCTGGCGACGGTTATTTGTGTGGTTGCCGGTGGTATCGGCGTGTATGCCACGGAGTATGTACTGGAACGCTACGGGCGGGAGCTCCCGCCGGAATCGATGGCCGTGAAGATTGTCACGTCGCTGTTTTTGCAGCCGGTGCCGTGGCGCAGACGGGCGGCGGCTCTGGTAGTGATGGTGGCGACGTTTATCTCGCTGGTTGCCGCCGGGTGGATTTTTACTGCGCTGATTTATCTCGTGGCGTCGCTGTTTTTCCGGCTGATACGTACGGCCTGCCGTCAGCGTCTTGAGGGGCGGGAACTATGTCAAAGCTGATGATTGTGCTGGTCGTGTTGTTATCGCTGGCGGTGGCCGGTCTGTTTCTGGTGAAACACAAAAATGCCAGCCTGCGCGCCTCGCTGGGCAGGGCGAATAACGTCGCCAGTGAACAGCTGACGACCATCACCATGCTGAAAAATCAGCTTCATGTTGCGCTCACCAGGGCAGACAAAAACGAGCTGGCGCAGGTGGCACTGCGTCAGGAGCTGGAGAACGCCGCGAAGCGTGAAGCACAGCGCGAGAAAACCATCACGAGGTTACTCAATGAAAACGAAGATTTTCGCCGCTGGTACGGCGCTGGCCTGCCTGATGCTGTGCGCCGGTTGCACCAGCGCCCGGCCTGCACCGACGCCAGTGATTGTCGCCAACGCCTGCCCGAAAGTGAGCCTTTGCCCGATGCCGGGCAGTGACCCGGAGACGAACGGCGATTTAAGTGCCGATATCCGGCAGCTTGAGAACGCGCTGGCACGCTGTGCCAGCCAGGTAAAAATGATTAAACACTGTCAGGACGAAAATGATGCTCAAACCCGACAGCCTGCGCAGGGCGCTGACTGATGCCGTCACGGTGCTGAAAACCAGTCCCGAGATGCTGCGGATATTCGTGGATAACGGGAGTATTGCCTCCACGCTGGCGGCGTCGTTGTCATTCGAAAAGCGTTACACGCTCAATGTCATTGTGACCGACTTTACCGGTGATTTTGACCTGCTCATCGTGCCGGTGCTGGCGTGGCTGCGGGAAAATCAGCCCGACATCATGACCACCGACGCAGGCCAGAAAAAGGGCTTCACGTTTTATGCAGACATCAACAATGACAGCAGCTTTGATATCAGCATCAGCCTGATGCTGACCGAGCGCACGCTGGTCAGTGAGGTGGACGGCGCGCTGCATGTGAAGAATATCCCGGAACCCACGCCGCCGGAGCCGGTCACCCGCCCGATGGAGCTGTATATCAATGGCGAACTGGTGAGCAAGTGGGATGAATGAGTTTAAGCGTTTTGAAGACCGGCTGACCGGACTGATTGAGTCGCTGTCACCGTCAGGGCGTCGGCGACTGAGCGCCGAACTGGCGAAACGTCTGCGGCAGAGTCAGCAGCGTCGGGTGATGGCTCAGAAAGCCCCGGACGGCACACCCTACGCGCCACGCCAGCAGCAGAGCGCCAGAAAAAAGACTGGTCGTGTTAAGCGAAAAATGTTTGCGAAACTTATTACCAGTCGTTTTTTGCATATCCGCGCCAGCCCGGAACAGGCATCAATGGAGTTTTACGGCGGGAAGTCACCGAAAATCGCCAGCGTGCATCAGTTCGGTCTGTCGGAAGAAACCCGGAAAGACGGTAAGAAAATTGATTATCCGGCGCGTCCTCTGCTCGGCTTTACCGGTGAGGATGTGCAGATGATTGAAGAGATTATCCTGGCTCACCTCGACCGTTAGTTGTGCCATTCCTGACACCTCATCGTCACATTGCCGCCGGTATGACCCGGCGGCATCCTTCCCGTTATGAACACTCTCGCAAATATTCAGGAACTCGCGCGCGCACTGCGCAACATGATTCGCACCGGCCTTGTCGTCGAAACCGACCTTAACGCCGGTCGCTGCCGTGTGCAGACCGGCGGCATGTGCACCGACTGGCTTCAGTGGCTGACCCATCGCGCCGGACGTTCGCGTACATGGTGGGCACCTTCCGTGGGGGAGCAGGTGCTGATTCTGGCCGTGGGCGGTGAACTTGACACGGCGTTCGTTCTGCCGGGGATTTATTCCGGCGATAACCCCGCGCCGTCTGCGTCGGCGGATGCCCTGCATATCCGTTTCCCTGACGGGGCGGTGATTGAGTATGAACCCGAAACCAGTGCACTGACGGTAAGCGGAATCAAAACGGCCAGCGTGACGGCTTCTGATTCTGTTACCGCCACGGTGCCGGTGGTCATGGTGAAAGCATCAACCCGCATCACCCTGGACACACCGGAGGTGGTCTGCACCAACAGGCTGATTACCGGCACGCTGGAAGTGCAGAAGGGCGGGACGATGCGCGGCAACATTGAACACACCGGCGGTGCACTCTCATCAAACGGTAAGGTACTGCATACCCATAAACACCCCGGCGACAGCGGCGGCACAACCGGGAGTCCTCTATGACAGCGCGTTATCTCGGAATGAATCGCAGTGATGGCCTGACTGTCACTGACCTTGAGCATATCAGCCAGAGTATCGGCGATATCCTGCGCACACCGGTCGGCTCACGGGTGATGCGTCGTGATTACGGCTCGTTGCTGGCGTCAATGATTGACCAGCCGCAGACCCCGGCGCTTGAGTTGCAGATTAAGGTCGCCTGTTACATGGCCGTGCTGAAATGGGAACCCCGCGTCACCCTGTCATCCGTCACCACGGCGCGCAGTTTTGACGGGCGAATGATAGTTACGTTGACCGGCCAGCACAACGACACCGGCCAGCCACTTTCGTTAACCATCCCTGTGAGTTGAAACCATGCCGATTATCGACCTGAACCAGCTACCCGCACCGGATGTGGTCGAGGAGCTGGACTTTGAAACCATTCTTGCTGAACGCAAGGCGACACTGATTTCCCTTTACCCGGAGGACCAGCAGGAGGCGGTCGCCCGTACCCTGACGCTGGAATCTGAGCCTCTCGTTAAACTGCTGGAGGAAAATGCTTATCGTGAGCTTATCTGGCGTCAGCGTGTGAATGAGGCCGCACGGGCGGTGATGCTGGCCTGTGCAGCCGGTAATGACCTTGATGTGATTGGTGCCAATTACAACACCACGCGCCTGACTATCACCCCGGCAGATGATTCGACCATTCCGCCGACACCGGCAGTGATGGAGTCTGACACCGATTATCGTCTGCGTATTCAGCAGGCGTTTGAGGGCTTAAGCGTCGCCGGGTCGGTGGGTGCCTATCAGTATCATGGTCGCAGTGCCGACGGGCGTGTCGCGGATATCTCTGTCACCAGTCCGTCTCCGGCCTGCGTCACCATCTCTGTGCTGTCACGTGAAAATAACGGTGTCGCATCCGAAGACCTGCTGGCCGTGGTGCGTAACGCCCTTAATGGCGAGGACGTCAGGCCGGTGGCCGACCGCGTGACCGTGCAGTCTGCCGCCATCGTTGAATACCAGATAAACGCCACGCTGTATCTTTACCCTGGTCCCGAAAGCGAACCCATTCGCGCTGCCGCCGTGAAAAAACTGGAAGCGTATATCACGGCACAGCACCGGCTGGGGCGCGACATCCGTCTGTCTGCCATTTATGCCGCTTTGCATGTGGAAGGCGTGCAGCGTGTCGAACTGGCTGCACCGCTGGCCGACATCGTGCTCAACAATACGCAGGCGTCTTTCTGTACCGAATACAGCGTCGTGACCGGAGGCTCGGATGAGTGATTCGCGACTGCTGCCGACCGGCTCATCACCGCTTGAAGTCGCCGCCGCAAAAGCCTGTGCGGAAATTGAAAAAACGCCGGTCAGTATTCGTGAGCTGTGGAACCCGGACACCTGCCCGGCAAATCTGCTGCCGTGGCTGGCGTGGTCATTTTCGGTTGACCGCTGGGATGATAAGTGGCCGGAAGCGACAAAACGCGCTGTTATCCGCGATGCGTATTTCATTCACTGCCATAAGGGCACTATAGGCGCAATCCGGCGTGTGGTGGAGCCGCTCGGCTATCTGATTGAGGTGAGGGAGTGGTGGCAACTCAATGAGGAGCCGGGGACGTTCCGTATCGTTGTTGGCGTGCTTGAGCAGGGTATTACCGAGGAAATGTATCAGGAGCTGGAGCGCCTCGTTGCTGATGCAAAACCGGCAAGCCGCCATCTGACGGGACTGGCTATCAGTTTAAGTACAACCGGCAACATTTTTGCCGGTGCGGGATGCTATCACGGCGACGCCCTGACAGTTTATCCCTACACCCCGGAGGCCATTATTGTCGGAGGGGATTATTTCCCGGCCTCGGCCATTCATTTAATTGATAACCTGAGAGTAAACGCATGACAGTGAAATACTACGCCATTCTGACTAATCAGGGCGCAGCACGGCTGGCTAACGCGACGATGCTTGGCAGTAAGCTGAATCTGACGCAAATGGCCGTTGGTGATGCGAATGGTGTCTTGCCGACACCAGACCCGGCACAGACAAAACTGATTAACCAGAAACGCATCGCGCCGCTGAATCTTCTGAGTGTTGACCCGAACAACCAGAGCCAGATTATTGCGGAGCAAATTATCCCTGAGAACGAGGGTGGATTCTGGATCCGTGAGATTGGGCTTTATGATGATGAAGGCGTACTCATTGCGGTGGCGAACTGCCCGGAAACGTACAAACCGCAGTTACAGGAAGGCAGCGGTCGTACCCAGACTATCCGCATGATTCTGGTTGTCACGAATACCGAAGCTATTACGCTGAAAATCGACCCGTCGGTGGTACTGGCGACCCGTAAATACGTGGATGATGAAGTCCTGGAATTAAGGCTGTATGTGGATGACCAGATGAGAAACCACATTGCCGCACAGGATCCTCATACCCAGTATGCACAGAAACATAATCCGACATTTACCGGAGAACCAAAAGCGCCGACTCCTGATGCAGGAAATAACACCACGCGGATTGCGACCACTGCGTTTGTACAGGCTGCTATTACCGCTCTGATTAATGGTGCGCCTGCCACGCTGGACACACTGAAAGAAATTGCCGCAGCCATTAACAATGACCCGAAATTCAGCACCACCATTAACAATGCGCTGGCAGGTAAACAACCGCTGGACAATACGCTGACTCATTTGAGTGGAAAGGATGTTGCCGGTCTTCTCGCATACCTTGGT